ATGCCAATATAAACCACACACTTCTACTCCAAGTTTACTGTTGGGAAAATATAAATCAAGTTCTAATGGAGCTATTTGCTTTCTATCATTGTGTATTAATTCTATTTGTGAGTAATTTTCTACAAAATAACTCAATAATTTCTGTTCTGGCCTAGATGTATAATTATTCTGTAAATAACAATATAAACAGCGATTACCTTTTTTACCACCACTATTCCTAAAATTGTGAAATGTAGTCTCCCACTCATGCCCTTCTGGACACAATAGTTTTATTTTTGATATATTATTTATATACTCATCAGATAGTAATTTATAACCAAACTGTTCAACATAACTACACACATACTCTATATTATGTTTATAAATCCTACCAGGAACATATGAATTAGCCCCTGGATGTACTTCTCTATATTTTGTAGCCTTTTGTAACAGGCGATCCCCTTTAGTAGTGTAATAATATTCCAATTTTCTTACACACTCAGATTTTTTATCACGGCCCTCTTGGGTTTTACGATTCTTACGGCATAACCTCACCCTTTCACAATCTTCAGATCCACAAAAACGCTTTTTACTATAATAAGTAGAAAATTTCTTGCCACAAGACTCACACACTTTATGATATTCTTCATACCCACATTTCTTGCGAGACCTTTCTCTATCACGTATCCTACTAACTAATTTACGCCCCTCATCTTTACAAGCCATACAATACTTTTGATTTGGGCTTGTTGGTGTAAAAATTTCCCCACACACACCGCAACACTTATCTTTATATTTTGTCATAACAAAACCTCCAAAATAAATTTATCTATATATATATTATAGAATATTTTTTCAATTTTGCTAGACCGAAAATACCTGCTTTTAGAAAAAGATATCTAAGAACTTTTTGTTTTAGTTACGCCCACCAAAAATTTAGTGGGCATAACTATATGAAATTACTATTATACTGATCTATCTATAATTCCAACACCTAACATACGTGGATCCAAACATGCAAACCCAATTTCCTCCCATCCAAAAAACCCAGCTTTCTGAACTCTTAAAAGAGTAGGATCATCATACGCTTCGTACTCTTTACGAATAGGCATTACTAACGAATCATTAACACTAAGGTCAAAACCAACAACTTGTGTTTCGCCCAAAGTAGATACAGTACCGTCTGCAGCAGTAATATTCGGATTATCCAGCGAATAAGCATTATACTCATCATTAACATCGGCAATAAACTTACCATAAGCTGAACCATTACCATTAATATTATACAAACCAGTTGCACCAAGGTGCTGCACTACATTTAATGTTACATTCCAGATACTACCCATACCAGCAGCTTGAAAAATCTCTCGCCTAGTTATAGGATCAATATCTGTATCCGTCCATTCTCTTATGTCCGCCGCATCCTCAGGCGAAACATACAAATCAGTCAACTTACGACCAATTCTCTGAAAACCAACTATCATTTTATTAATAAGCTCTTTTGAAAGATACCCAGCACCAGTAGATGCAGGATTAATTTCATAAATAGGAGCTGGACGTGATCCAAGTAATCCCTTTCCAAAAAATCTAGAAGTAGCCGCGGGTAAAATAACCCTCCAACCACATTCCTCTTCATAATCTGCCAAAGCTTTAGCAGCTTTCTCAGCAGCTCGAGCTGCAATATCAATCCTCGAATCCCTAGCATAAGTAAGTTTCCAATCACCAGTCGCATCAACGGTAAATGTAGGAACATATACTTCCTCACCAATACCTTCTATAAAATTCTGAGCGACATAACCAAGACCCGGTAATACCCAAACTGGAATTTCAAAATCTTCAGCCACAGGATAACTAGCCTGTGCACCAGGCCCTAATCTCTCGACAGCAAATAACTGCCTCATAATGGAATCTCTTTCTATTGCTTGAAGGATTGGAGTAGTAAGAGCAGCAGCAAATGCTTTATATGCAATCAATCCTTCTGGAGTATTGATAGCAGCAGTAGCTTTAAACAGATCTTGCATTTCTTTTCTATCCATAATCTAACATTCCTCCATCAAATAGTTTTGGATGCACTAGCCGTGCTTTTATCCATAATTCACTTATTCTATTTGTTTTAATATAATAATTTTACCCTAATCGGATAAAGTGTAGTATTGTTATTGTTAGCAGTAACCTGTGCGGCACTTGCCCCCTTAACAACAGTAGCAACCCACCCACTACCACCAATAGGCGTAGTCTGAGTATTTTGAGTGGCACCATCATCACAAAGCTCAGACAAACTGGCCTGCCTTACATATAATTTAGTACCACCGGCCAATGCCCCACTACCATAATAATGGATAGTGTCCCAAATACCTAAATGAGCAACACCAACAGGCGCTGGCTTTGATCCATTAATAACACCATTACTATCATAACTAGGCTGTGCAATAACATCCGAAGATCCAAGATCTCCAGGAAGCATAATACCAGCTGGATGAATAGAATGATAACCAGCCTTCACTTTTTGCATTAAAAATCCAAAACAAGGCTTGTCTTCATTGGCAGCATAAATATTAACAGTACCATCACTTGCACCTGTATCAAGATAACAAGCTGAACCAGCATAAGCCAAAACACCTCCGGCACCTGTAGTTGCAGCCGTACCAGAACTTGTACCAAACTGGCAAAATTGATTTTCTATAACAGGATGTCTAGGAATAAACATAACTACCTTCCCTCCTTAACTATATTTTACAACAATTACTCACCATCAACTGACTTATCCAATCCTTTAGCCATCGCCTTACCTAATTCTTTATACTTATTAAGTATATCATCACCAGGAGCAACTTCCATATTAAGTAAAGCAGCCATAGCTTTCATTGGTTCTATAGGGCTATCAGAAATAGCAGCAGCCTCTTCCTCAGCCTTTATTCTTGCAGCTTCAATTTCTTCTGCTTCTTTCCTAGCAGCTTCTTCTTCAGCTTCCAATTTTTCATCAGTTTTTAATTCAGAAGATAATTCTAATTCAGTAATAACAGATTTACGTAATTCAATACGATCTGTTTTATAAGCTGCGAATTCTTCATCATCCATTTCACGAATCTTAGCAACCTGATCTTTTACAGCTTCTTCATCAACAGCGGACACGCCTTCGCCCTTGAGTTCTTCAAATCTAGCTTGTGTAAGCTGATCCTTTTTAATATTCTCAAGATCTTCTTCAACCATTTCCGCTCTCTTAATTAATTCTTTCTTTTCAGCCTCAAAATCAGAAGTCGCTTTCTCAAGATTCTCTTCAAGCTCTTTATTAGTCTTAGAAACTTCAGAAACAGTTAATTCAAGCTCTTCTATCTTCGATGTAAACTCGCTAAGTTCTTCATCTTTTGCCTCTAAAGATGTCACCAACTCGTTTATTTTCTCAGCAGATTCATTAAGAGCTTTTTCAGTCTGTTCCCTCATATCTAATTCTTCTTTTTGCCTAAAGATATCGTCTACAACACTCTGAATATCTTGAGTAAGTTTATCAGACATGAATTAAACCTCCTATAATAATTTTTTACATATTAAAAACTAACGACCAACCTCGTATAAATCATTTCACAATTCCCCATTTCCTTAACCTAATCCATATATTATGAATTAATTACTGTAATGCCTGCGCCAAATCTGGTTAGTATGTGTATTGTCAAAATTATAACCAATACCTAACATGAACATAACATCAAAATTACAATCATCATTAGCAGCAGCTGTCTTAACTTTGAGCTTAACTACGTTGTTATCTGTATCTTTAGACACATAATAGTCTAACTCTGCTGCTGGTTCTGATAACGGTGTAATTTGAATAACTCCACCTGCAACGTCATGATCATTAAACGATACACCGCTGGACAGCACTACTTCAGTACTACCTGATGCCAAAGTAAAAGTATCAGCCCATATGAAAGGGAGTCTGCGTCCATTACCTAAATTTCTGTATAACACGGATTCACCATCAGAAGCATTAACCCTAACAACTTTGGGCACACTTTTTGTTTTTCCTACTTGTGCTTGTGGCATAAGCGATATCCTCCTATTTTAAATTTTTAAATTCCTAATAAATTCTTTAATTGCGCCAAAAGATTGCCTCGTTTATCTATGTCCTTTAAATCATCTAACTTATGTTTAGTATACTCCGTTGTTACTTCTGTTACTTTATACCTAATACATTCCGGATCATCAGCTCCTCTAGAAGACGAGGTACACCCAGTATCATAAAGTGTACACCAGTTTTCATGTAAAACCTTAGCACCTGGACCATTAAAAGCAGCATCTATTACACGTTTTTGATAACTCACACAAATACCTACACTAGTTTGTGATCGTATATCGACAATACCTATATCAGCCGCTTCCTTCCCTTCTTTATTATCCAAACCGATTTCAAGATCCATCTCGACCACAAGATCTGTTTCATTTGATTCTTTTTTCTTAGCGGTCTCTAAAATAATAGATCTAGGATTAGCAGGCTTCTTAACCAACCCACACCCAGAAAACAATAGACTTCTTAAAACTCTATCTACTTCTCCCTTTGCTATTTCCTTCCCCTTTTTTAAAACTCTCGCTACACGCCCTAATACATCATCTGAATCTAACCCCAAAACTTCAGCTTCTTGTCTAGATATTATAAGATCCCCTATTTTTATATCATAATCTTGAAAATAAGTCTCCATAGATAATTTCCATTTATGTTCTTTGACTTCCTCAGCTAATTCTGGAAATCTACTTTTATACACAATACCAGCTATCATAACATCCATGTCAATATTCTCAAGTTCATCTTGTTTCATACTTTGTAAAACATCAATATCAAGTTTATTCCCAGTACGGTCTACAAAAGCGCTCGAATATATATGTCCAACAATTTGTGATTCATCATGCTCAACGTCTAACGCCTTATTGTTAATAGTATTATGTGCTTTAACAAGCTCGGAAGGTAAGAAAAATGCTTTATTCAAATTTCCGCCTGATGATACAAATATACCAGAAAAAAATAACATGTCTGGTGTTTTATCTTCCGGAAACTTCACTACTGAAGCAACTTCCTGCCTAATATCCTCTGTACCCTCAAACAATTCGATTTCAGCCTCCAGTGTAACTGGGCTATATTTTTGTTCCACAACTAGTCCTCCCCTAAAATAAAAATATAATAATCTCCTATTAATATACAGTTAGATTATTCATAACTGACTGCCATCACTAAAAATAGGCGTTTAATTACATTTTAATTCATGGTATCCACAACCAATTTGCTTATGAACTTCTTTATGGCAATAAATACAATAAGTTATACAATTATCTATGTCTACCGATTCTATAGGGTTATTTACAACTGGATATATATATATGATGGCAGTGCAATTCCACTTCTTCCACAGTTTTGCCACATTTTTGACATGTATATTCATCACGTTCTAGCACTAATTGCCTTAATTCTGGCTGAACCTCTCTAGATGTGGCGTCTTTAAACCCCTTAGGCTATAGAGTTTGATTATAAATATGGCAAACATTTTCTTTTTTAATAAAATCAATATCATATTTAGTCTTCGACATTTCCTCTTAATTCCCCCAAAAACCCCTCTAAAAATGTTCTAAACTGTTCTTCATCCATAATTTCTGCAGCATTAGATATCAATGTTTTTACATTTATATTAGCTGCTTGCGAACTTGGGCCTGGTTGTTGACTAGGTGTTTGCTTTGGTACTTTAGTTTTATTATTTACATTAGTACTAGGTTGTTTCTTTTTAGGCACTTGTCCTTTAGGTCTACCACTAGATGGAGTACCAGTAGGAGCATTTTGAGTTGATTGTGTTTTTGCTTGTTGAAATGGGCTACCTACAATACCCAAAACACCATCCAAAACAGATTGTAATTCATTCTCCATATTGTTAAATTCATTACTATAATCAAACCCAAGTTGCTCAAGTGCAGTTTCATATGATAACATTCTACGATCCACAAGAGACGATATAGTAGACATATACAATATAATATCACGTAGTACTGTATTATCCCACCTAACTTTAGGAAACCTATCAAACCCCATAGCTTCAGCTATCTGTCTATATTCATTATATATCCAAACCTCTACCTGACGTCTTGCATAGTTTACTTCTTCTATAACAGTTTTTACAAGTAGACCAGCTTCAGCTTGCTGAACATTTGTAATACCATCAACCAACGCTCTACTAAACGCAAGGCCACCACTAATATCTTCATTAACTTGTTGATATTTATCCTGACCTAATATAGCTTCAATTTCAGGAGATACTATTTTTTCAACTGATAGTGTGTGGTTCCAAACTACATCAAACGCTTTCGAAGGTGTGTTGAATAGTTGGGCAACCGTTTCTAGCTGGGACTGATCAGTTACAGGGTATTTGTCAGTACCAACAGTTACTTTTAAAATAGCATTACTAATACCATCAAGCGTACTCAAGTCTGCCTCACGTAACGCGCTTTTATATTCCAACGAATCAAATACCTTAACCCCACGTGGTTTTGAATAACGCTCATAAGGTTGTTTTCTATAATCTATACTACCAACAAATAATGGATCAAGCACAACACCACCACCTTCTTCAACAGATGATTTAAAATCAGAAGGTAAAAGTTTAATAATTAATTTTTCATCTTCTGTAAGTTCAGAGGTAGGTTTTTTAAATAGTTTTTTAAGTTCATCTGAGGGTTTTAAAGTTACTTTAGTTTTATCAAATAACAGACTGCCCTCAATTTCAATTAAAAGTGGATTCAAAATAGTGTAAGATATAGGCATGAACCCTTTAGACCATACTCTTTTTTTAGCCGCGAGTTCTTCTTTAAGGTCCCTTTCGTTTTTCTTACGCCCGTCAAGAAGTTTCAATTTTGCTTCAAGATTTTTCAGTCTCTGCTGATGTATACGGGCAGCCCTTTCCGACATTTTTTTAAGGTCACCTTTAGCTTTCTTTACACCAGGAACAGTGGATAAATAACTTATACCAGGATCATATTTACCTATAATTTTATAAGTTCTTACCATTCCAATACGAAAAAAATCAAAAAATATCCAATCAATAATCTGCTTAAAATTTACATCAAAATTCCAAGTATCATAAAAGGATTTAATATCGTCATCATCTATATCGTTTTCAAACCCCTTCGATGCAAAATTAGTTAAAATATCTATATGAGAACCATAATAGTCATGCTCATAGTAATATTTTATAGCCCTCTTAAATATTTCGTGTGGATCTTCTTCCGAAACCGATTTTTTAATCAAATCTAATACTGAGCGGTTAACAACATCCCGCCTCAAAGTGGAAGCAAGTTCAGCAGCCCCGTGTAAATTAACAGCTTTTTCTATAGGTAGTGTTGCCAAAACCTTTTGGGTAGGCTTTAAGAAAAAAGCAGACCTACCGCTTTTCTCATCCACTTCAATTTTTTGTATACCAACTTCTGGGTATTTGTCTTTTAGTTCAGCTGTAATTTTTTGTAAATTTGTATAATCCATGTAAATACTCCCTTTATATAGTTTAATTTTATTAAAATTAAACCTTATCTATTATATCACCGTTAGTGCCGCCTCGTTTCCAAACATCAGCTACAGAAAAAATACCCTTCATTCCCATCACAATTCCTAAAATAGCTGCGAATTGGGTACTCGTTATTAAACTTACGCTGAGTAATATAGTAATTAGTGCTATTATCCATATTTTAACTGATATTAATTGGCCAAATAATTTCTGTAACCAAATATCCCAAAGCTGGTTCTTACAAATAAAATAACTTTTAAAACTCTTTTTTACTTTTAACTGATCCTCCATCTCTTTGAGAAATTCTTTATCAACATCATCAGTAAATTCATCTATCTTAGTATGTATACGCTCTACCATATCTTTAACAGTAGTAACATCTTGTTCAAGTTCTTTACTTCCTTCTTCAACCATCTTACTCCACCCCCACTCTCAAATAAAAACATGTTTATATAAATTACTAGTTAGATTATTATATTATAGTTAAAACAGCGTCTTTTAAGTACTCTTTACCGGAAGAACCTATTTCAGGTGTAGTACCAACAAACCGTGCCCCTTGTCCATGCTGTCTTATTAACCCATCGGCCAAAACCACATTAACTTCAACAACTTCCCTAAACATTTCTCTTACGCCCCAAGCAGCAAGTACTAATGCTGAATATAAATCCTTATTCTGTCCTTTTTTAGGCGTATCAAAATGCCTTACACCACGTGATGTCTGTGTTACAACTATATTTAATAATTGTGATTTCAATACTTTAACTTCTTCATGTAACTTCTCAGTTATAGGATCTGATGTTAAAGGCATCCCTGGAAATCTAAGATCTTGATGCTCAAACATAGCTAATGTATCAAAATTGGCATCATTTATCCATGCCGAGGTAGGATTAATAAGTTGTAAAATACGTTTACCATATTTATCTTTAGTAGTATCATCATCCATATCCAAAATAGGTTCATGGTTACTGTATCCTTCTTGTAACAAATCTCTAATAGGTTTTCCTCCGCCCTGAGAATCCATAAATATACGAACAATATTAAATACATCAGTAAGTCTCTGAAACTCCATCACCATGTTTTGAGTAGTTTTTTTCTTCAGCTCTTGAACATATATTATTTTATGGGGAGTCCCTACCTCTATTATAATTACACCACATGAAGCCTTCCCGCCCTGGTTAGGATCAATGCCCATAACATATTCCTTATCTCTTTCACCTATAGCACGTACACTAAAAGTACTGCCTGTAGTACAAGATTCAAGCATAGAAGCCTTAAAAAACCCATCACTATCAGACACCATAGCAGCCTCATACTCCATACTAAACTCAATACTTGACATAGTACGCTTAGCTTCCTTAATGTTCTCTTCATCAAGAAATGCTGTCGGTAATAACTGATATGGCACTTGATGTACAGCGTATTTGGTATTCTCGCCCTCTTCTTTCATAGCCTTCCAATAGGATTTCATTCTATTCCACATATGGTTAAATTTAAAATAACCAGAGGAAGTCATTATCATTTTATTAGCCGCACCGTCTACAAAATCCGCCTCTGTCGCAAGCCCTTGTTTAATCATCTCTTCCTGACGTTTTCGTTCGCGTACACGCTGCATAGGCTCCAAAGACACAGCCCCAAACGGTCTAATAACTAAATCAATAATATCTGGCATCATCTGAGCTAACTCGTCTATCTGTATTAAATAGAAACGAGAACCACGAATTTTTGCACCATCAACCCCTATGGGTAATGCTTCAATAAAACTACCATTAGAATAGTCTGTACCTCTGAATCTTAAATTACAACTATCAGCTAACCTGGATGGTTTTTTATCACAAGCCTCTCTCAGTATAGGAGATCTTTGATAAATTTTTTCTACCTCGGCAAAGATCATTTTACTCTGCCTAAAAGATGGCCCGATCAGGCCAACTCGATATCCGGGAAATAAAAGTGCATGTAGTACAGCGTTAAGTCCTAACAAAAAAGTCTTACCGAATCCTCTTGAGCACACCGAAATAGAAAAATTCTTAAACCACATATCACGCAAGACAATCTGTTGAATAGGAGCTAAATCAATATTTAACAGATCGTAAGCTGCCATTACAGGGTCACTTCTATAATACTCTATCATAGCAGCTCCCTGTTCTAACACAACATACATATCGTCATACATATCGTCATACATATCAACATTAACCATATTACTTTTCTATTACATCAACCCCTTCGTCGTTACTATTACCTATAAGAAGTTTTGACTTCTTAATTTCTTCTTCTTTCACTAACATTTTAGACGCCCTATCCACCACATCCCTCTTTTTATCCATATCAAAAGCTACCGCCAAATCAACAATAGAAAAGCCGCTATATTTTTTAGGATCTATACGATCTTTTCGTCTCGATGCTAAATTCTCTTTCAATTTTTCTGTCTGCTTTCTAATACGTTCTATTGACATAGAAGCATCCATCTGCATTGTAGGATCCCCCTTACTAGCTTTCAATAGTCTTATCTCTAGGACCCTATTCATAGCTATTGACATAATATCATCCATATCATTAGCGGTTAGTTGTGATTCATCAAAATCATTCAAATATATACTTATTAGAGATTCATAAGTAGTCATCTCCTGCTCTTCAAATATATCTGCCGCAGGTATAGTCTCTTTCAATAAATCTTTAAATTTAGGTATTTTCTTTGGTCTACCACGTTTAGCCATTATTATATTTCCTATTTATACCCCCACCAACGAATTAAATTCTTTTAAAATATCACTATCGTTAAGTAATTGTATTTTTTCTTTCAGCATTAACAAAAATTCAGGAGTAGTGTTGTGCCCAAAAAAATATTCTATATCACTACCAATACACAATTCTATTTGATTCGGACGTAAAAGTTTTTTTTCAGCTACTACGTTATCAACGTCATCAATAGTATCTTTATTAACTTCAACCCACTCAACAGCTTCTTCTGATACGTAATTATATTCATACAACATGCTATCAGATAATGAGTCTTTTTTCTTGAAATACCTTGATAAAGACTTAGATATTTTATCTCTAGTTTCTTTAGAGTGATGCGTTCCTAGTCTTTTACATCTTATTTTATTTTTAGTTTCATCACTTAATCTATGTCCAAAAGGTCGCCCACGTTTTCTACTAATTATACCACTACCACTTTCCATTTATATATTACCTTTCCAAGTCGATATCATTAATTGAGCATTTTATAAGTCTACCTGATCCAAATAATTCTATGGACACTACTAAATTATCACCATCAATATCCACTACTACACATTCCATATCTACAAAAGGTGTTCCTATCAACTTATAAGTATTTCCTTTTTGCAGTTCACTGTCTGGTACCAAATCACCATACCTCTTATTAGACAATGCTGAAACACTCTCCATCTCTTTCTCTGAACATTTACCAATATAATCTTTTATCCAGTTATTATTAGATATTTCATTATGTAATTGAATATTATGTTCATATTTAGTAAATATATAGTTGTTAAATAATGGTACATCTTTAGTTTTTTTACCCGATTTAGTTTCATAATCTTTAACTACTGTAGGGTAAAAACACTCACTAATTCCAGGCAACCTATCTAAAAACTCTTTCACCCTCTTATACTTTTGTGGATTTATTGTCCAAATATGCCATTGCGACATTTAAACCTCTCCTTAATCCTGATTTAATTTTTCAACTTTAGTAGTTTTTTTACAATTATGGCACACACACATAATTGTATTTATAGGAGCAAACAACACTCCACTACATTCTATACATTCAAATCTAGTATATCTTTTATCTTTTTTCGGTTTAGAAAATTTAAAGGGTAAGTTCTTATAGTCATCTGCTATCTTACTCTCCCTATGAATTTTTTCATTGTGTTTTCTTTCTCCTATGTCTGGCAACCATCTACGGTCTGACACAACGTTATCTCCTTTTCCAATACTCTTATAAATTTTTCATTTATGTTTTTGTTACTATGCACCCACCTATGACAATCCTCACATAAAGTTACCACATTGTTTATATCGAACAACAAACTGCAATTTTTAGCTTCCTCTATAGTGGTAATGTTATATCGATTTATTATTTTCTTAAATGGGATAGTATGATGTGCATTTAGATTACCACCTCTAATACCACATTTTTGACAAATATAACCACCACAACCCTCTCTTTTTAATATGTGTTGGCTTTTCACCTTTCTCTGTGACAACCAATCTGCCAAACCGATTACCTAATAAATCGAGTTCTTTACCAATATTTTTATCCCAACTTCCTTTTGTAATCTATATGTACAAATCTCTTACTTGACACATAGTCCGCAACATATACAGTTAATTCTTCTGGAGTATACTCTTTTAAGGGTTTTTTTACATCTTTACCACTCCAAGGGCCATAGTGATAAGCAACACAATAGTAAATAATCAGAGCTGACTCCCTATTCAATTTATCTTTAAACTTTGACTTATAAACATCTGCAACTAATTTAGCCATTATCTGCGGATGATTTTTTACAGTATGCCCTGACTTAGTCAATCCTTGTTTTGCCATATCATGTAAAAGTGCAGCCGAACATATTTCATCTCGGCGATGTTCGCAATCAAACCCCCTACTAAGTTCATAAGCTAAGGCAAAAACACGCTTGGTGTGGACTATATTCCCGTCTGGCCCCAATTCGTCTAAATTATGATATTTTCCACTTGAACTCGACGGACAATCTTCAAACACATAATCTGGCGAAGCCTCTATACAGGCCTCTACGAACTCCCTAATATCTGATCTAACTATAAGATCCAACTCATCTTTAAATAATTCTAACCTGTCCTTTAATTCCATATTAATTCTCCTTTAATAAAAATCCCCATAACATTAACGAGCACGAATGTATGGGGTATCTGTACTTAAATTTACTTTATCACTAGTTATACTTGGACTCTGAGCATTGTATCCAGGTTGTGGTTTATTTCTCCAATGGCGATTAGGCTGATTATCATACCGAACATCCATATTAGCAAATCGTAACCTATCGTCCCTAGATAAAGTTGCTCCATATTTTATTCTAATCCAATACGAGTTTTGAAATGCAGATTCAGGTAGTGCCATACTACATTCTCTCCTTTAGTGCCTTATACTCCTCAGCACCAGTTTCTTTGGCTTTATCAACTATTTCTTTATTCTCACTGGATGTCATAAATGCCATCAACCCTAAAACAAATTCTGGTATGTTTCCTTCGCCTTTCCATTCGTATGAAACTCTCAAATATTCACTATCACCTTTTTTAATTCCTACACTAGCATAACGATAATCACCCCTTTTTACAATTTCTGAACCTACAATTTCTTCAGGTAAAACATTAATAGTTAATCCTTTATTCTTTGCCATTCTTTATACTCCTCCCTCTCTTCATCATATTCTCTACCATAATTATTGCGTCTGAACTATCTTCAGCCGCAACATATAAGTCTTTTAAAGTACCACAATTATTTATTTCTATATCAAAATAATCTTCAGGTTTATCATCAAGAGCTGTTTCTGATTCATGATCCATACCATGAATTTTATCAGCACTATCTCTAGTAATTTTGATCAACACCCCTTTATTGGCTTTTACATACTCACATTCATTTACATGTCTAACATCTGTAATTATAACGTCTTTTATATCGTTACTTATCAAATAGAGATTAAGATGTTTTACCCAAAAATTATAATCTATACGCCTATAAAAACTACCAAGTTCTTGCATAATTTCTCTAGGTGTCCAATAAGAATCAGCCTGACTAAACATTAATGCCTCTGGCGGTAATTTAATAAATCTTTTATCTGGGGTCTCTCTTATGTTCTTACCGCTTTCCCATAATTGATCATCAGATAATCCAAACTGTTCCTTACACATTTCTTTCAACCTAGTAGCGAAAGCCATCTGCACAAAATCTCTATTATGTCTTTCCTTAAAACATTCTATTAAATATCCACCAAAAGTGTCCTTTCCACACCTCGCCTTAGATACTAGTCCGCAAATCATATACTAAACCTCCTTAAATCTTTAATAGTTTTTTGTATTTCACTATCCATTTCCCTCATACCTTTAACAATGTGTTTAGCTGACTTAGTAGCTTTATCTATCTTTTTTGTCAACTCATAGTTATTTCTAACTATTGGGATTAATTTTACTATATACTCCTTACAAGAAGACACACACTCATCTTTTGATTTATACAATGCTTTTATTTCCCCGTCTTCATCAAATTCTACCCAATATTTAAAAGTCATTAGGAAACCTCTGTGTTCCAATATGCATATTCTATTTCAGACTCAAGAGTTTTAATGTATATTTTAATGCCCTCTATTTCTCTAAATAACCAGTCCATATCAACACATAAAACATCTTCACAGTGTACATTTTTATATGAAGCTCGTAATAATAGTGATTCAAAGTTGTATAATTTAAACTGTATAGCGTCCTTAATAGTAACTGCATCTACTAAACTTAGTTCAGTATCGTTTACCTTAATCGAGGTTTTTGCCTTTGCCCTTTCAATAGTAACGGAAAACTGTTGGTATTTTTTACATAACTCTTTTAATTCACCTAACCGACCTTCAATTAAGGTTTTATTTGTTTTAAATTCCGTTTTATCTTTAACAGTCATTAAATTTGTTATATAATCCTTAAGACTTTTTATAGATTCTTTTATGTAATCCTTTTCCCTAATAGCCTCTGCTAAAAACATAAACATATTCTCCTTTACTCAGGAATTACTTCCTCTGCCTGCGTACCTTTATCAGTTTCCACTAATATAAAAGTAACTTTTTGTCCTGGCTGTAGAGTCTTATAAGACTCCATTAAAATGTATGAGTAATGAACAAAATATTCTGTAGATTCATCCCCATCTTTCAACACAAAACCATACACTAATGTTCACACGGGATAGCTACTCCCGCACCGTTCTCTTATGAACTGCTCATAGTTTCCTATGAGGTCAGACTATATCAAAACCTTTTAAGGTCTCCCCCGTTTCGACTCGCTTGAGTCTACGAGCTGTCGCTCTAGTCGTTGAACGTTCCCTTTTAGGGCTTCGCTGCTGATTGTCCTCAGCATAATCTGTTAGAATATTCCAGCAATTAGAGGGATTTCGACGTAAAATTTCTCTTACGAAGGGCTAATAAGCACCGCGTTCTGCGTTGAACCATTTCACAATTCCACTAACTCTTTCTTCCGACATTAATTAATTCCTCCTCTTAATTAAATTATTGTGCCCTATAAGGACACTTACATATATATATTATAGAATATTTTATTGTTTTTGCTAGATATTTATTACAATGTTGAAGCAAGAAGAGCCCCATGAGACACACAGGTCATCGGGTCCTTAGCACTACGAATCTCCTTAACTTCAAAAGGAAATTGTTTTTTTACATACTCCAGCTTAAATTTCTCTACAAAATTATCAGCTAAAACTAACCCGCCGGACAACACAATAGGGATAGGTTCCCTAAAAGCTGGAAGCTTAGACTTCTTTAACTCATAAACAATATTATTTAATACATAATTGATTAGAACGTTATAATAAACCACAATAGCCTCTTGAATTTGTCCCTTTGTATTTAATAAATCTATATTTGATTCTTCCTTTTCAATTTGAATCATAGAAGGGTTTAAGTCAAGAGCTTTCCCCACCGAGTTATCTATCCAATCGCCCCCCTTAGTAACAGAAAATTCAACTATAGGGTCTCCTTCATAACACACCGATATATTTACCATTCCAGCTCCAAACGATAAACACATTCCTGTTAAATTATCATCCAATAACTCAGAAAACGCAACAGCAAACCCTTCATTTAAAGATTCTGCGCTAAAACCCATCTCTTTTAAATAAGCTTTCATCATAGCTTCATGATAAGAAATATCAAAATCACTATCTATAGGTTCGGATGGGATAGAAAAAACTAATTTATCACTTCCAGACCCTTGTCCTATTAGACTTTTAATAATAAGTTTAATCATCGGTAATGAAGATTTTTCCTTCGGGGACAGCACGCCTCTACTCATAGGGCGTCTAGCTTCTAAATTTCTTTCATTAGCCATACGCAAAGCACTCTCTCCCACCACAAAAAAATCATTTCCATCAATAATAAAATTTGATTTACGCCCCTCTAAAGCCATTTGAATACTCTTACGGTTGACTTCTGATTTAGAGCTTATTTTTAAAAAAGCATCTCTCTGTTTTTTATATACAGGACGGCCTTCTTCGTTCATTGTAGCATGTACAATCATGTTAGTACCTAAATCTAGCCCGTTTCCGTCACTCATCTCACAATCCTCCTTATAACTTTAATAAACTCCTTAATTTAGCCAGATCAGTATTTACATCACGATCAGGCATATCTTTTAAATCTTCATCTTCCTTTATATTTATATATGAATCTAATTCAAGTTCTTTATTTTTTTCTATTGGGTCTATAAATATTTTATCTTCCAGCGCCGGTCTTTCCATTTTACTACCAACCAGCGGTTTAATAGATCCGTCGGATATACTAGTATATAGTTTATCCAATTTATCTTTTAATTCTTCTAAATCACAAGAAGACTGTAAATAAATTTCCTCTTTAATTTTTAAATTAGCTTCTAATTCAGCTATTTTAATTTGATTTTTAGTATCTCTTTCAACACTATCTGATAATTTCTGGTGAACTTCTGATAGATCACATACAACTTTGTCATATAATTGAGACTTAACATCAAGGTTTGACTTAAGTTCAGTAATAAGTATATTTTTTTCATTGATAAGTTGTCTGGTTTTTTCGGAAATCTCAGGTGATTGGTTTATTTGTGCCTTCAATCTAGTTATCTCAGAATTAGCATTAATTAATTGATCTTGAAAAGCCCCTATTTTTTTACGCTCAGCATTCAATTGGTCATTCAAATTTTTCAAACCACTTTCAAAACGCTTACGTTCTGATTCAGCGGATGTAGCAGCCGCTTCCTCTAATTTCTTCTTAACTTCCACTAAAGGTAAGTACTGAGATAAATCGATTTCCGGCTGTGTAGAAACTCGTGCAGACATAGATGGGCTTGTAAGTCCTAATATTGCCTGATCATTTCTAATCTTTTGAGCTAATTGCCTATCTCTTGGACCACCACCACCTACTTGTTTACCTGAAAGTCTTTCCTTATTATATTTGATTCTAGCCATATTAATTCCTTATACCCCCATAAACAATTACTACCACCATAAATCTAAAAACTTATATTAATTATTATAGAATACAACTTTGATTTTGCTAGATATTAGTTATATCAGATATACTTATTTTACTTCTGCGAAAAAATTTTTATCCTACTTTCCAGAACTCTGCTACTGTGTAAACTTCATTTACACCAAAATTACAATCAAGCCCAAAACTATCTGTATCAGTACATCTATGTTGTACTTCTAGTGCTTTACTAGATGCTATTGTAAACTTACCTGAAATAAAGGAACGGATATGAACATATCCTGCATCATGAGCAAATGCGGACGTACCAATCATAACATCACTATTATCAGTAACATTCCGTAATTTAGCTTGATGTCTTTCTACTTCGAAGGCTGGAGCACTAATTCTACACTCATAAGTCCCAGCATCTAAAGTAATTTGATTACTTGATAAAGAACAAATGTACATAAGCATACTGACTCATAGTACTATCAAAAGCATCACTAACATCTGTCCAAGATGCCCCTGAACCTTCTTCAGTTCCACTTGTGTAATAATATTGAGTAGCCATTAAGACACCTCCACAACCATACTATTAGGATTAAAATATATTATATCAGATTGAACAGCATAACCAAGTTTAACAACCTGGTCACCAGATCCAGAAGGAGCTGTTGATGTTATTGCTCCTGTAGTAGTACTTAAGTATATCGGAGCACCTACAGTTAAAGACCACCCATTACCTCTAAAATATCCTAAATCCAAAACTTTTTTAGTCCCAGTACCTGATTCAAGTGCTATTACAAGTTTTCTGTCTGCTGTAGTTGAAGAACTAGCATCAGCTTCATCGTAATGTTCATCGGTATTCAAATAAAGTACAGCCCCTACACCAGTAGAATTTGTATCTACAGTAACAGAAGACATAAGACCATTACCAGTATTACCAGTTCCAGGTACTGGTTTTAATTGAATATACTCATCACCTAATTGAAGATTTGCATATAAATAAACTTCCCCACCATCTGCAATTAAAATACTAGAAGTACCACTATCATCTTTTAAGGACAACCCCCCTGAATCTCTTGCCCTTATTTCATCTGTGGCAAAATAAAGACTGTCAGCTTGAGTTATATTTCCATCAGAGTCTATAGTTAATCTATCAGATGGATTATTACCACCACCAGTACCTAAAGCTAGCCCGTATCCAGTAAATTTTAGGTAAGCTTGATCAGTCTCATCTACTTTTTTCTGCAAATATAAATCATCAGTGTTCCAATCAGATCCAGTGGCCGATCTTTTTGCCCTAACTATTATTCTGCTATTATTATTATCATATACGCCAAACTCAGTTAAGTTAGCTACAGTACCACTAACAGAAGATAAGTTACCACCAAACACTTCTAAGCTACTCTCTGGATTATTTGTACCGATCCCTACCTGGCCGCCGTTCTCAACAAAAACTCCATGTGTTCCACTGTCATCTGTCAGTGAGAGACCTCCTGAGTCTCTTGCCCTTATTTCATCAGCGGCTAAAAATTTTCCGTCTCCAATATAAATATTATTTGTCGGATCTAAAACAAGATTACCAGCACCAGTATTTATTACTCCTTGGTTACCATCGTGATATATCTCTACACGATTGCTGGTCCAAGATCCTCCGTACATAGAAATAACTCGACCTCTAGAAGTAGCACCCGTGCCTATACTTATTACACTGGATAAATTTGTACCCGCACCTTGTATATAAAATGCATTATTATCATTAACATCTTTAGTATCACCTTTAATATATTGGTTTGCACTACTAGACAACATTAAAAACCCAGATACATCCAATGCTTCTGATGGTGTTGCTGTTCCAATTCCTACTTGCCCACCATCCTCAACGAAAACTCCAAGTGTTTCGCTATCATCTTTTAAAGATATCCCACCAGAATCTTTTGCTATTATTTCATCAAACACAGCCTTATCAGAATAAAGAGTGCCGCTAGTATATTTAAATAAATTATCAGTATCCAACCTAGACGCAGTATTGTTCCAAAAAGGTACCCCGCTAGTAGTTGGCGTATCCTCTCTAGAAGCCACAGCCTGTAAATCTCCTATTTCCCCAATACGGAAATTATCTTGTGTTTCATCAAAAACGAATCTATAGTTAGTTAAGGATCCTCTATAGACTTCTATACCAGCTATATTTCCAGAAGCGGTTACTCCAGCTCCTACTTCGCCGTTATTAATAAGAAGTAAATTATCAGTGATCTCAACCGTTTCATGTTGTGTTATAAAAGTTGTACCAGAAACCGTCAGGTCTCCAATTATAGAGGTAGTGCCATTTAAATACGAAGTGCCATTGACCTGTATACCATCGGTAGTAGTTTCAAACTTCTTTGAATTATCGTAATAAATATCAACTGACCCATCTGGAGAGATTACCAAGCCATCCTCTCCAGCCTTCGGTCTTAGATATAAATTTCCAGTTATATTATCTATATAAGAATGAGATCCGTTATGGTAAATTTGTAGATCATCGCCTGCACCAAAAATAGCTTTATTACTATTGCCCCATGAAATATCCGCACTTATATTATCATTAACATCTGATCTAATAAATTGTGTTGAATCTAAACTATCTAATGTGGTAGCATCGACCAAACCATCAGCACTTAAATTATTACAAAAAACATCACCGGTACCAGAAACAGTATTAGCCCCAAATGAAATATCCCCATTAGAAATTAATCCATGTTTTACTAGAAACTCATTAGCCATATTATTTTCCCCTATTTTGTTTCACTATCCACTAAAATAGAATTCACAATAAAACTTACATTAACACCCTTACAACATTAACTGACCAGTTATCACTGGATGCCGTAGCTCTCAATCTAACATTACTAGAGCTTATATCAACTGCAAGAGTTAAACCTGATGTATCTCCCAAACTATTAGTACTTGACTCTGTATATTCAACATTATCACTATAATCCCAACACGCCATTACTTGGCCTGTTCTTAAATTAGTTCCATTTTTTACCACGAAATTCCATACACAACCATCACCAGTAGTATCTGCAAATGTATCTACTGTTTCAGTTCCGGTATCGACGTCTACGTTTGAAGCCGTCTGTAGTACTGAATCGTCCACATATTTCTTGGTGGACAAGTGTAGATCTTCTGTAGGAGCTACGCCACTTATGGTTGCAGTAAATGCACGAGTACCATCCACAAGAATATATTGTGTGTGGTCATCATCCACTATGCCATTTATTGATCCATGATCAATGTCAGTTGTAAGATTGTGCTTATTAAGTAGATTATTATGATTTATAGCCGCCTCATGTTGCGTAACATTTGACTGTGCTATAAGGGCATCTGCAAAAGTACCAGTAGTAACATCACCAGCCACATGTGCATGAGAACCTATCTCGCCATCTACATACCCTTTAGTAGCCACGTGAGCAGCAATAGTAGGTGTAATACCAGATACTTTACCAGTAAAAGCTCGATTTCCATTAGCTAAAACATATTGCTGATGGTCGTCATCAGTCAGACCATCTAAATTACCATGATCGGTATACACACCACCACCCAAACCAGCAGACATTAGATAACTACAAAGTAAGATATCATTTGTAACTGGTGGTTCGGTGAAAGTTATATTAGTCCCACTAACCGTATAATCGTTACCAACTCCTGGTTGCTGTAAAATACCATTGAGATTAACCTCTAAGGTATTTCCCACAGGCGTATCATTTAGTA